TAGAAGTTCACTATCCTCAAAATCTGAGTTAATAGCTTCTGTTAATGATTCTACAGTATAATCTTTCTTACCTAGCATTTCATTTCTTTTATACTTCTCATTCTTCTTAATATAGCTATTCTGTACTCTTAAAGTGAGTTTAGCTTTTATATAACCTGGAAAGTCTACATTACTATGAATATCGTACTCTTTTACAAGTTTAATAAATTGTTCATCTATATATTCTCTAAGTTCTTCTCTTTCAAAATCATGTGCTAAGATACCTGCATATTTATGATACAAAGCCCATCTTAAGTTCTTGTACTTATTTAATAATTTATCAATATCTCTTCCAAACTCATAAGGTATACCGTCCATATCCACTACATATCTATTACCGTTGTTTGTATTACTCATATGGATTGGCTCCTTCAAATATAATTTTAACTTTATGTGATTTATCTTGGATGTATATATCTGAGTAATGGATAGTTTTAGGTAATTTTACCTCTACACCTTCATGACGAGTAATTGAGTAACCTCCTACCCATCTATCGGCTATATGGTCTATATAAATAACTGTAGAGTCTGTGTGAGGGAAACTTCCCTCTTCTAGTATGACAGACTCTCCTTTTCTTTTTACTTCTTCAAAACGTTCTGCTATCTTCTTATAAGGTTCTGGTACTACTTCTAGTGTGTGTGTGTTTTCGAGAGAACCTTTGACCTTTGCAATGTTCTCATCTATTAAGTTATTTTCTGTCATTCATCCGAGTCCTTTTCAGTGGATTCTCCTTTAGGTTCCTCTTTAGCTAATTCTTCATAGAATTCCTGTAACACTTTGAACTCCTCTAATATTGTCACGTCTACTTTTGTATTATCTAATGGTGAGAATCCATTAGGGAAGTACGCTACGTATACACGTTTGAATATCTCTAGGTATAATTCTCTATCATCTTTCAATCGAGGTACCCAGTCTTTATCATATAACTTAACTTCTTCTCCATTAAGTGTTACATAGTTTCTCCATGTACCTTTTGTAATAAGTCCTAAGTTAACTGCTTCTTGATAAATCATGAATTCAGGGTCAATACCATTAATTTTTAGTCCACCCTCTAATTGATAATCAGAAGCTAGTAAAGTAGAGGCTGTTTGTCCTGGTCGAGATAATTTAGATTTTTTAGTTGTTACTTTCATTAAATGTCCTCGATAACTTTTTTCTCCTGTAAGCTCATCTACTTGTTTGTAGTCTGCTTCTCTACCTCTATCAATTTTAAGTCTTAGGCTGGCGGCATGTTCAAAGGCTTTACCTCCTCCAGATTTAACTGGGTCTCCATACATACCTGCTTTTAAATCATCTCTTGCTTGGTTAATAATAATTACCCCGGTATTAGTTTCATTAAGCTTAGGTGTAATAGCATTAACTACTTTCTGAGTGGCTACTGCTTTCTGAGCCATTTGTTTCTCATCAATACCATTCTCAATCTCTTTCTCTGTTCGTGTAGCTCCTAGTGAGTCCCAAATAAAGACAATAGGTACTTCTGGTTTTTTCTCATTGAATGTATCTATCCAATACTCTAGTTCTTTACCTACTTGCTCTACAGAAAGCTCTACAGTCTTCTTAAGTCTACCTTCTCCTGCTTGAATAGTAAATAGCTTACTTACGTCTACGCCTAGTTGCTCCATACGGTTGTTATCTGCTGTACCTTCTACATCAATCCATACTGTGATGACTCCCATTTCAGTAGTTAGCTTAGATAGGTGAACTGCAAAGGTCGATTTCCCGCTCCCAGGTATCCCGTAGACCTCTACAAGTCTTCCTAATGGTAAACCTCCTCCCATAATACTATCATATTGAGGTACCATTGTAGGGATAACGTTTGTAATGTTTGCTCTATTTGAGTCTGTCATTAATCCTAATCCTAGTTCTTTACCTAAATCAATAACATTTAAATCTGATGTATCTACTTCTTTTCCTTTTTTAGCTCTTGCCATAATATCACATTACACCTTTCATATTGTATTCAATATAATAATAGAGTGCCTTATGCACTCTATTAAGTTTGTTCTTATAAGTTATCTAAATCTAATCCTTCTAGTACGTCTTCAATTGCTCCCATTCCGTTAGAAGTACTAGCTTGTTGTTGTTGTGCTGGTTGTACTGGCTGTTGCTGTACAGGTGGTTGTGGTTGTTGTACTGGCTGTTGCGGTGCACTCATTTGACTAGGGTCGAAACCTTCAAATGGATTACCTGTCTGTTGTGGTGCTTGTTGCTGTACCGGTTGTTGTACAGTCTGTTGTTGTGGTTGTACAGTCTGTTGTAAGTTATCCGGTAATTGGTTTTCAATACTATCTGTAGTAGGTTCCTGTGTTGGTTCTTGACCTAATACGTTAGTTTCACGATTAAACTTAAAGTTATCTACAGATAAGTCTGTATTATTTACATTGTTAATTAAGAAGTTAACAAAGTTAGGGTTTTGCTCTTCTGTTGGTTTTGTTAATGCTTCTAAATCAGAAGTTAAGTCTCTCCAGTTACTTGGTAAAGCTCCTAGATTTTGGTTAGAATAAACATCTAATCCCCATGAAGTTTGTCCTTTTTCAGCTTTAGTAAACTTAACAAGGTAAGCTTCATTTTCTGAGATGAATCTGAACTCTGCGTTAGGTGATGGAGATAAGAATTGGTCTTCTAATTTACCAATTAATGAATCGTAAGCTGTCTTAGTAATCTCCATAGGTTGTACTAATAAATTACCTTGAGCATCTTGCTGTGGTTGAATACCATTAGCTGTCGGTACATACTCTACTACATGAATAAAGTAACGTGTAGCTGGTTTATTAGGGTATAAGCTAAATGCTACTCCGTCTCTAATCCACCCTGAAATGATTGGGTCAATAACAGATGAACCTTCTTGTAAGGGTAATGTTAACCCTGAGAATCCTTGTGAACCATCTTTCTTAGTGTAATTAATACCTGTTGTACGGAAACCTTTAGCAAATGCCATAGAACCTTGTTCTGCAGGAGGTAAGATACGTACGTATGCTTCCTTCTTCTCTACTTTTTTACCATTGGCATCTTTAACTTTACCTAATCTTAATACCGGGTTTTTAGGTGTGTAACGTTCTCCACCATCATTGTTGTTAAATCCTGCACTTTCTACCTGTTTCTTTTCTTGTTTTAAAAATTCTTGGAATGCTGACATAATATAATTCTCTCCTCTGTAATTAGTTTTAATTTTATTTTTTATTACCTATATATTATAACATACACATTTGTGTTTGTCAAGTTAATTCTGAAATTATTTTTCATATATTTTTTTAGTAAGAATAAGGGTTAGAGCTTCCTACGTGAGCATTAGTCTTTCTTAAGTCTGCTCCATATTGTGTTAGCATTAAACTACGCTGTTCAAATGCCTTAACAATATATTGGAATTGCTTAGTTCTATATTCCCATTTTTTTACCTCTTTTAATTGTGCCTGATAACTAGGGTCTGTATAAATAGCTGACTCTACCATATCTTTGGTAGGCTTTTCTCCTGCTTGTTTATACTGCTGTCTAACCTGTAAATTAAGTTGTGAACCTAAGGTCTCTAACTTAATATTCTCTGTTTCTGAATGATGTCTGATAATCTCTAGTAAGTTAGCCCAATAAGCATACTTGCCTGATTGGTTTAAAAATTCCTGTTGAATATTAGTTTCATTGATAACTAACTCATCTCTGATGCTGATTGTAACATTATTACCATTCTTGTCTTTGATGGTAAATTTATCAAAGTCTAAACTATCTAATTGTATATCCATGTATTACCATCCTCTCTGCGGTGGAAAATACGAGTCACCGTATTCCTCTGACTTAGCGTACTCGTCTTCTCTATCCTCTTCTGATAAATCACGTAAAGTTTCTGCAACTTCACCATCATCATCAAGTAAAAAGTCTAACCAACTTCCCATAGTAATTCCTCCTTTTATTAATATACAAGTAGTATAACATAAGAAATACTACTTGTCAATACTTTTACTTAAATTTGTTGATATTTATTTTTCTTTTCTTCAATCTTACTAATACCATAGTTCATTTGTTCTTCTGTTAACTTACCTGATTCAAAGTAGTCTTTAACTGTTTGAAGAGCCATCTTATAATCAATGTACCCTTTAAAGCTATTAAAGGTTTTCATTTCCTCTTCATTAAATTCTACTAAATCATTATAGTTTAAACCAATCTCCATATCAGCTTCAATAGGGTACTGTCTTCTCTCTCCATTAATATCTATCTTTAAGAAGTCATATGGAAGGTTCTCCATTACATGTACTACTACCTTACCCATTGTGTATACTTCATCTGGGTGTGCATCTACTACAATACTATCGTGTACAGTAGC